GAGATATTAAGGACACTATTAATCAAATTAAACGGAGACAAAAGTTTCGACCCTTTGGACCTGCGATCTTGGAAGAATACGCTGATGAATATTTCAAAGGACCAATGAACGAATACATGCAATTCGTAGCAAAGGCAAAACATGATTATAAATCAGTAACACATGTTGATGGCACTTCTCGAGTTCAAATAGTTAAACCGAATTGTAAATCAGTTATAAGACCAATCCTTGAAGAATGGTACGAAAAAACTGGTTGTCCAATGTTATTAAATACGAGTTTAAACATCAAAGGTCAGCCAATGGTTGATACTTGGGAAGATGCTCTAGCATTTCAAAAGGAATATAATGTCAAAGTCTTCTAAATATATTTTGGCTGATGGCTGCAGCTTTACTGATGCAAACTTTGTATCTGATGTACATATAGGTATGGAAATTAATTGGCCAAGTTGGCCAGAAATATTTGGAGAATTTTGTGGATTAGATGTAGTTAATCAAGGTAAATGTGGTAAAGGAAATGATTTAATAACAAATAGTCTTACTAAAACTATCTTAAAGGATCATAAAAATATTGAAATGGTCGTGGTTGGTTGGAGTGAAATTTGGAGGTTTGCCGTATATAACCATTATAAGCTTAATCCTATGGTAGCATTATCATGGCCTGATAAAAACCATCCAGAGCTCCAAGAGAGCGCACGAAATTTATTTAAATATATGTATCAAAAAGATTTAGTTGATGTACACTACACGTCTGAAATTCCTTCGTTATTTCAATTACATATGCAGTCGTGGATAGACAACATGTTTCAAATACAAGAGCTCTGCAAACTGTTAGACATTAAATATATTATGGCGCCAGTCTGTGGTACTTTTAATTTATCTAGGTATGCGCCATCCGACAAAACACTTAATGGTAATATTGATTTTACAGAAGCTCAATGGTTTATAATGTTTGCCCATATGGAAAGCTTTTTTGATTTAGACGCAGAACATTTGATTGGACATCCTTACTTTAAAGACGTTTCTGGGTTTAAGTTTCCGTTTATATTACCAAAGAAATATCAAATAAGTGAAAAGGATCAACACCCAAACGCTGAAGGGCATGAATGGATAGCAAGGAAGTTCTATGAACATTATACAAAAATTTATTCTTAAATTAAGATTTAAACTTACAATATTTACATTAAGATTTAAAAAAACAAAAACTAAAGCAGATGATAGTGAAGGATTTATATACGAAGATGATTAGATATATTTTTGATGTAGACGGAACACTTACGCCAAGTCGACAAAAGATGGATCCTAAATTTAAACATTTCTTTTTAAAGTTTATGGAAACCCATAAGGTATGGTTGGTAACAGGATCTGATTATGCTAAAACAAAAGAGCAGCTTGGCGCAGAAATTACTGAAAATGTAGTTACATGTTATAATTGCAGTGGATCTGAAACAAGGCATCGTGGTGAAATTGTTAATGCTTCAAGTTGGACATTACCTGACGATGCGCGATCATGGCTTAATACTCAACTTTTATTATCAGAATTTCCAATAAAAACTGGTAATCATATTGAAGAACGTCGTGGTTGTATTAATTATAGTATCGTTGGTAGAAACGCTACGTTTAAAGAACGAAATACATATATTGAATATGATAAGAAAAATAGAGAAAGAAGTAATTTAGCTAATACGTTTAATTACATTTTTGGTAAAGAATCATTAGGTCTCCATGCAGCCATTGGCGGTGAGACTGGTTTGGATATATATCCTATAGGTAAAGATAAATCACAAATACTTGAAGACTTCAACGAAGACGATAACATTCATTTCTTTGGAGATAAAATGGATATGAGTGGCAATGATTATCCACTAGCAGTAGCAAATAAAACAGGAACCAATCACCATGTAAAAGATTGGCAGCACACATTTAAAATATTGAGGAGTTTATAAATGTTTACAATAGAAATGGATTGGGATGAAACAGCAATCACAGTCTTAGACCAAACAGGCGAAAATGAAGATGTACAATTTTTAATTTATGACGATATTGCTTACATACGTCAATTTGATAATGATATGAATAGGTTTAGTATAATCACAATGTCACCAGATCAAATTGGAGAAATTATCGCATCAATGAATTTACCAGAAGGTGCATATTTAATGGGAGAACCAACATGATTTTAATATATGGAACACCTACCTGTGGTTTTTGTTTAAGAGCTAAAAAGTTAGCAGCACGCCACGGTTTACAACATGAATATAAAGATATTACATACTCTGCAAATAGAGATGAAATGATTAAACGACTCGGTAAAGAAGCCAAAACAGTTCCTCAGATTTTTTGGTATGGTAAACATATTGGTGGTTATAATGAATTTGCAGCCGAAATAGAAAATACTCGTAGTGGTGGAGACGGCGACTTAAATTAATTTGAAATTAAATCAAATTAACTATTGACATTTGGTATAGAATCGGTTATATTAGTATTAACAGATATAAAAAAGGAATCATCAAATGCATAAGATTTTATCAACTAAAATTGAATTAGTCGCTGAAATACTATTATTCAACTGTGAGTCAACATGGGAAGAAGTTAAACCATCACTTGAAAAACAGTCAATTTCAGAACTTAAGGATCACCTATTTTACGATCTTACTGAAGGTACTATTTACACTTACTCATATTCAAATGAGTTAGCGTTATGAATACTTTTTCAACTGAAATATTTTCTGACCTTCACAAAGATGCTTTTGGTTACCGTCCAAGTAGCGACCATCCTTTTTATTCTTCAAGTGATGATGATAAACAGTCTTGCTGGGATTACACAGTTGAGCAATTGGAAATTCGTGAGCTTGAAGAAAAAGAAGCTGAGGCTGAAGCTGTTAAGCAATTTAAGATAGACATGTTTAGTATCAACTTAATGGATACAAATGAGCAAGCCTTGGCTCGAATGGTAGATGTTAATACTCTAGAGCATGACCAAGCTATCGAACATTGGGTATGGTCCTTTGGTATCTTGTTTACTCCATTCGGTAAAGAAATTGTTGAAACTTTAAAAAATATGAAATTAAATCAAGTTAGCTATTGACATTCTCAATAGAATAGGTTATATTAGAATCAACAAACAAGGAATATAACATGTCTTACCAAATGACTAATCTAAATACAGACCAATTCATCACTTCAGATGTTGTCTTTTCGTTTCAAAAAGCAATTGCAGATAAATTCAATATGTCATATAATTTTGGCACAACACCCTTTTGGAATTTTGTTTCAGCTGATATGCATATGGATCTTTCAAAAAAATATGATAGCACATACATCGATGAGTCTTTTGACTTCTTGGTTGAGTGTGAAATTGAAGACCGTATGGTTGAAATGTATGATGGGATTGAATAACAGGTTATGATATGGTTAGAGTTGTACACTATGTTGGTATGACTGAAGAAACATACCAACGAGCACGTAGGGTCTTTGGTGGTCCTGCGTACTTTCACCGTCGGATGGACGATCGCGTTATGAGCGAAGTTGGTTCAGAAGACGTTGTAATTTTTGAAGATGAGAGTCGTTGTCCTTATGTATGGGATGCGTCTGCAGTGCCAAGGAGGTATACTGAATGAGTATGCATATGATACGTGGCGTTCAAGTCCACGGCAAGATGAAAAAGAAACTAACACCAAAGGATCGTTTGGCTGCTATCGAGCACGAGAAGTTCCTTAAGAAAATGGGTGTTGGTAAAACTAAAGCTCGGAATACAAATACTATTCCAGATTACGCATCTAAAAATAAAACACCGCTCAGCAATAAAGTTGCTGGGCACGGAGCGGCCAGAGAAAGCACTCAATATACTGGTGACTATATTATAGGTATTGGTCAAATGCATAAGTCTAATGGTGTTCCTATTACACGTAAAGAAGATGCTGTTGCTATAGCAAACATGAGGAGATGATATGAAAACAACATGGGTAGATCCACCTAAAGGATGGGCATATGGATTTCCAAAAGCTTTACCGAACCCTCTGCCAGAACCGTGGAGTTTAAACCTATGGCTCATGTCAGAAGGTTATCCAATGAAAGAGTTTGCTAATTTTGGAGATAACTTTAATGATTACGTGAGAGTGTGGTATACATATGACTGGCAAGATTGAGTTTAATAAACAACCAGATCAAATTCATTTTGAATATCCTATTACTCGAGTTGAAGTAGTTGATAATAATGGAAGGTCATATGTTAAACATAACGTTGAACGTGTATGGCTTTCTTTACAAGATGATAACCAAACTTTAAAAGTAATGGTCACATATGAAGACGAAGAGGAGATATGCATTGATTAAGTGGATAGCTATTACAATTGCAGTTTTGTTGATTGGCTGGTATTTAACTCATATATGGACTGATTGTTTACAGGAACACTCCGTATTTACATGCATGAGGATGTTGAATAAATAACTCTATTACTATGGAGTTATTGCATGTGGCACTACAAGGGTGAGGAATTCACCTCAGAGATGATTGGCGATTATATTGGATTTGTTTATATAATCACTGATGGTTCCAACGATAGAAAATATATCGGTAAAAAGATTTTCAAATCAAAAAGAAAACTTCCACCTCTTAAAGGCAAAACCCGAAAGAGGACCAAAATAGTTGAGTCAGATTGGATGAAATATTATGGTTCATCAGAAGAAGTTAAACTTATGGTTGAGGAAAAAGGCGCAGATAACTTTTACCGAGAGATAATCCACCTTTGTAATAAAAAAGGCGAAATGGGTTACCTCGAACTTTATGAGCAAATAACGCGTCATGCTCTATTAGATGATTCATATTACAACGGCATATGCCAAGCAAAAATCCATCGTAGCCACGTTAAAGGATTAAAATGGCTTATGGATAAAAATAATAGTTGACATTTCATAAAAATTGGTTTATATTAGTATTAATAAGGAATCAATCTATGGAGCATATTATGATTATCAAACGTTCATCAGCATATAGCGGCAAAGTCCGCCAAAAGAATATCCCTGTAGATCCACAGGATTGGGCCATGTATCAAGGTGGCTTTGGATCTATACATGAGGTTATGCCTTATCTTACAAACGAAGACCGTGAATTTATTTTGTCAGGTATGGTACCGTCGGAATGGACAGAGGCATGTGCTGAAATAAGTGCAATAGTGGAAGACACGTTTGCATGATAATTTTATTTAATGGTCCTCCACGGTCAGGTAAAGATGCCGCAGCCGACTATTTTAAAGAAAAAGGTTGGAAACATCTTTCGTTTAAATACCAATTATATAAAGAAACAGCAAAATACTTTGGTGTTGATTATGAATGGTTTATGGAACGTTATGATGATCGTAGTGTAAAAGAAGTTCCACATATGGATCTTGGTCATATGTCTTGTCGTGAAGCAATGATATATGTATCAGAAGAAATAGTAAAACCTAAACGTGGTTTGGATTACTTTGGTAATCAAGTTGCCAATGAAATTGATTTAAACAAAAATTATGCGATTTCTGATGGAGGTTTTGTTGATGAACTTATACCGATTATAAATAAAATTGGAGATAACAATTTCGTACTTGTCCAACTTACACGAGATGGCTGTGACTATTCTACTGACTCTCGGAGATATTTTGATGGCGATGTCCAACAGGAATACATAAATTCCCATCGTACAGAAATAAACAAAAAGTATGTGTTACCTCATAAGTTTAATGTAAAGACTTACAGAGTTCACAATAATTCTACTATTGAATCATTTTATTCAGTATTAGAACAAATACATAAGAAAGAGTTTTATGGAAAAGGATCGCAAAGCAGAGCAGCCTAAAGCGGCAACCAAACCAATATTTTATGAAAACCCCTACGATATAGAAACATTTTATGAAGGCATGAATATAGCAATAGAACATGGAAAAGAATTTCAGTATATTGATAGATTTATCACTCATATGAGAATAGATCCATTACAAGACGTAGCTGATATATCGTTTAAGGTTTTAAACCAAGATTTAAAATTATTAGAATACATTGACTAATTATAAATACAACTGTTGAGAATGAAAAGGAATACATTATGGAAATCAACAAAGAACAAACAATAGCGCAATTGGTCGCAGGACCATGTAACGTAGTCTTTACAAAGAAAAACGGTGATAAACGCGAAATGCGTTGTACACTAGAAGCTTCAATGCTTCCTCCTCAACTTCCACTTGAAGAAGGCCAGGAAAAACAAACACGTAAAGTTAACCCAGATGTTTTAGCAGTCTTTGATCTTGAAGCACAAGGCTGGCGTTCATTCCGATGGGATAGCTTACAATCAATCAATACATAATTTGGAGCTTAATAAATGAGTATGATTCATAAAGGTCATATTGTCGA